TCTTGTAGAGAACCATATTCTGAGTGGTTGTTAAAATGCACTGGTAAGAGGTATCGCTATGCTCAGAACAATTAGACTTTACGGAGAACTGGCAGAGTTTGTTGGACATAAAGAATTAGACGCAGTAATAACTTGTACTGCTGATGCCATGAAATTTTTGGTCAGTAACTTTCCAGGCTTGGAAGCACACATGGCAGATCGTTATTATCAGGTATTAGTTGATGATTACGAAATAGAAAAGGAAGATATTCATAATCCAATAGGACAATCTGACATCAGTATTGTTCCTGTCATTACTGGTGCTGGTGGTGCTGGAAAAACTTTATTAGGTGCTGCTTTACTTGGAGGTGCCTTTTTGTTTACCCCATTATCTGTAGGATCTTTTTTTAGTCCTATTGTCGCACCAGGATCCTTTGCTGCTGCTTCGGGTTTAACAAAAGCAATTGTAGGTATAGGAGGGTCATTAGTTCTAAGCGGTGTTCAAGATATGCTGTTTCCTTTGCCAAAACTACAAGAGTTCAGTAATGAACAAGATCCCAGAATATCATTTAGTTTTTCTGGGGTGCAAAACACAAATAGGGCAGGAACTAGCCATCCTATTGTTTATGGTGAAATAATAACAGGATCAGTTGTTATTTCTGCTGGTATTGATACTAATCAGGTAACAGCATGACTAAAAAAATTATTAGAGGTTCTGGTGGCCCTCCTTCCTCTCCACCTACACCAACAAGAGCACCAGATACTCTCAACAGTAGGCAATTTGCCACGATTCAAGATTTAATATCTGAGGGAGAAATAGAGGGTTTCGCTACTCCATCAAAAGCAGGGCTGACTAAAGGGACTACAGCATATAACAATGCAGCGTTAAAAGACATATTTTTAAATAACACTCCTATTCTTCAATCTGAGGCTGATAATTCAAATCCAGATTCAACAAAATTTAATTTTCAAAATGTAGAATTTACACCTCGTTTCGGGACAGGGAATCAGACTCATATACCTGGAATACAGCAATCACAAAGTCCTTTAGCAGGTTTTGGTTCTGTTTTATGTTCTAAAAGTGGAGGTGGTGTTACTAGAGATCTTCCTTTAGGAAAAGATGCTGTAAGAATAACAGTAACTTTCGGTCAAATACAAAAAGCAACAGATCAAGGTGATTTATTAGGTTCAACTGTAGAAATAAAAGTATCTTTAAAAGTAAATAATCAAACGAGTCATCAGGAAGAATTTACAGATACAATAACTGGTAGAACTGCTGATGCCTATTCCAAAGATTACAGAGTAGAATTACCACCTAATTATACTTTTGCTTCTATAAAAATAGAAAGAGTTACTGACGATCAAACACCTGGGGGAGATATCGTAGATGCTTTTAATGTAAGTGCATTGCAATTATTAATTGATGACAAACAACAATATTTAAATAGTGCATATACAAGTTTGAGGATAGATTCTGAACAGTTTAGTTCTATTCCAAAAAGAGCTTTTCGTGTTCGTGGTGTAAAGGTAAGAATCCCAGGTGCAGGAGCATCAAATTCTGGTACACCTACTGTTGATTTACAGACAGGCAGAATAGTTTACCCAAGCGGATATATTTTTAATGGAACGATGGGGGCAGCAGTTTGGTGCTCATGTCCAGCAATGATATTACTTGATTTATTAACAACTAAAAGATATGGTTTTGGAAATGAAATTTCACCCGACCAATCAACTGATGCTAAAACTTATGAGAACCTAGATTTATTTAGTTTTGTAGCTGCTAGTAGATACGCAAATGAATTAGTTTCAGATGGTTTTAATGGTCTTGAAGCTAGATTTAGCTGTAATGTAAATTTACAAGGATCTATGGAAGCATTTCAGTTAATAAATGAATTAGCTGGCGTTATGAGATGTTTTCCTATTTGGTCTGAAGGTTCTATAACTCTTTCACAAGATAGACCTACAGATCCAAGTTATTTATTTAGTTTGGCAAATGTAGGTGAAGGTGGTTTTTCTTACTCGGGCAGTAGTTTAAAACAAAGACATTCTATTATTTCTGTAAGCTATTTTAATATGGATAGCAAAGAGATAGATTATGAAATAGTTGGAGATGATGTAAGTGGTACAAATATTTTGCAAGAAGATATTGATAGACAAGCTAAGCTAGGAATTGTAAAAAAGGACATCAAGGCTTTTGCTTGTACATCTAGAGGTCAGGCACGAAGATTAGGTAAAGCTGTGCTTCTTAGCGAAGAACAAGAGACTGAGGTCGTAAGTTTTACAACATCAATAGATGCTGGAGCGATTGTTAGACCTGGATCTGTCATTGCTATAAATGATCCTGTTCGTAGTGTAGAGAGAAGAGCAGGTAGAATAAAAAGTGCTACAACTACGCAAATAACTGTAGATAATGATATAGATCTAAATACTTTTTCTGGTTCTAATAAAAAGTGCAGCGTAATATTACCTGATGGATCAGTAGAAACTAAGGATATATTTGGCATAGTTACAAATGTAATAACTTTAGACTCTGCGTTGTCTGCAATACCAAATGCAAATTCTGTATGGCTTATACAAAGTTCAGACTTAGAATCTCAAACATTTAGAGTTATCACAGTAGAGGAACAAGATGGAATTAATTTTGCGATTACAGCACTTAAATATAATTATGATTATGTAACAGGAGATAGCCCAAAATATACTGCTATAGATTCTATGCAAGGTATAACTTTGCCTGATAGAAATATATCATTATTAAATGAATTAAGAGATCCACCTGCTAATTTACAGGCTGAAGAAAGAATTGTTGTTATAAATGCTCTTGCTGTGTCTAAATTAATTATATCTTGGATTTCAGTTACAGGTGTAAGTCAATATCTTGTTCAATATAGATTTAACAGTACAAACTGGGTAAGTGAAATTGTATTTAGACCAGACTTTGAAATTTTTAATACTGAAGCTGGTACGTACGAAATTAAAGTTTATTCATATAATGCTGCACTTGTACTATCTTCTTCTTCTTCTGATCTTACTTTCAATGCTGTAGGTAAAACTAGACCACCAGGCAATGTTCAAAATTTATCTATGGAGCCAGTAGATAATAAATTAGTAAGGCTTAGATGGAGCGAATCCATTGACGCTGATGTTATACATGGAGGTAAAGTTTATGTCCGACATTCTAATAAAACTGACGGAACAGGTTCATTTCAGGATTCTATTGATCTTGTAGAAGCTTTAGCTGGTAATACGACAGAAACAGTTTGCCCTAGTCTTGAAGGTGAGTATATTCTTAAATTTCGTGATGACCAAGGAAATTTTAGTCTTGGTGAAACTTCCATAATATTAGATTTACCTGATTTAATAGATAGTCAGCAGATTCTTGAAGATAAGGAGCATACAGATAGCTTCCCTGGTAATCGAACAAATGTAAGTGTTGTTGGAGGAGGTTTGCAACTAACTAATCCATCTGTAAATCTTACAGGTACTTACGATTTTGAAGATATTTTAGATTTAGGTGCCGTATTTTCTTTGAACTTAAAGAGATCAGTACAAGCAATAGGATTTACTGTTGGTGCAGCAAACACAATAGATGCCTTAATACCCTCTGGCACGTTATGGGATGATTATGCACAAGACGGTAATTTTGACGGGCCTGATATCAATGATGTTTCTGCTTCCCTAAGTGTAACAACAACAAACAGTGCCCCAAGCGGATCGCAATATGCAAATTCAGATTTTAGTGGTAAACCCTCTAGTACTTTTGCAAATGGGACTTTTAAAGGAAGAGGGTTTAAATTTAGATTAGATTTAGAATCAGGTAGTACCTCTCATAATATTTCTATTCAACAACTATCTTATATAGCATCATTTGAATCTAGGACTGAAAGAAGTTATGTTTCTGGAAGCACTACTTCTACTGCTCCGTTAACATCTAGTACTTCTGCATCAGGTCTAAATGTAGTTTTTGGAAGTCCATTTTTTACAGGTACTACTGGTTTAGGTGGGGTAAATGCCTTTTTACCTTCTGTTGGTATAACAATAATAGGTGCTGAAGCTGGCGATTATTTTGTATTATCGAATGTAAGTGGAACGGGTTTTAATATTAAAATATTAGATAGTTCTAATAATCCTGTTAATCCTGCTAAAGAATTTACGTTCCAAGCTGTCGGTTATGGTAAAGGGGTGTAATATGGAGAAAAGTATTTTTTAGATGGCACAAGTCCCTAATAAAAATATAGATAATGCTTCGGGTCAGGTAGTAAGGCTTGATATACAAAATACTTTAAAAGCTGTCGCTACCCATAATTTTGGGGCAAGAAATGATGCAGGTACAATACTACCTTGTGAATTTTTAGCTGATGATACGTCAAATAAACTTTTAATTAGAAAATCAAGTGGAGGAGATCAAGCAAATCCAAATCCCTCATCTGGAACTGCTGCGGACTTTTTTACTGTAGGAAATTTAGATGAAGAGAATTTAGGTTTACTGCCTAAAGCTGGTGGTACGATGGGGGGTCAGCTTTTAGGAGATAATGGATCGGGTGCTAGTTCTCCTGCTTATTCCTTCAATGGAAATACAAACACAGGGATGTTTAGATCTGG